CGCCATGCGCGAGTGGGTCGGCGAACGTCAGGCCAAGGGCTTCAGCGGCCAGGGCCTGACGATCGTCAACAAGCACTATGAGGCGACGATCGAGATCGCGAAGCGCGACGCGCGGCGCGACAAGACCCCCCAGATCCAGGCGCGCGTGATGGAGTTCGCCGACCGCGCCGTCACGCATTGGGCCAGCCTGCTGTCGACCTTGATCCTGGCCGCACCGTCCACCGCGTGCTACGACGGCCAGTTCTTCTTCGACACCGACCACTCCGAGGGCGACTCGGGCAGCCAGAGCAACGACATCAGCGTCGACATCAGCGCGCTGCCGGCTGCCGTTCACGGCTCTGTCACCGCCCCGTCGGTCGAGGAAATGCAGCAGTCCATCCTGGCCGGGATCACGCAGATCCTGACCTTCAAGGACGACCGCGGCGAGCCGATGAACGAGAACGCCCGCGAGTTCCTGGTCATGGTGCCGGCCAGCCTGTACATGGTCGCCGTCGCCGCCACCGCGACCATGACCACCATGGCTTTGCAGCAGAACCTGAACGCCAACCTGATCGCGAACTTCCGCGTGAACGTGGCGATGAACACGCGGCTGACTTGGACCGACAGCTTCGCCGTCTGGCGCACCGACAGCCCCATCAAGGGCCTGATCCGCCAGACCGAGCAGGAGGTCGAGCTCAAGGCCAAGGCCGAGGGCAGCGAGTTCGAGTTCGACAACGACGCCTGGCAGTTCGGCATCGACGCCTGGCGCGGTGTCGGCTACGGCTACTGGCAGCGTGCCTGCTACGTGACGATGGCCTGACGCTGGGACCGTCCTGTGATCTACCGGGCCGTCAGCAAGGTCACCGTGAGAGTCGGTGACCGCGTGAAGCTCAACGACGAGCAGGCGTTCAACGCGCGCCACCTCGTCGAGCTTCCGGCCGCCGATGGCTTCCGCAACGTGCTGATGCCCTTCGACTTCAAGCCTGGGGCCGTGTTCGAGCTCGACGGCGAGCTGCCGCGCAACCTCGCTGAGCCTGTCGTCGCCGAGCCGCAGCAGCCTGCGGGCAACGCGCCCCGCGGCCCGAAGCGCTCCACCACGAAGCGGGAGGCTTGACCATGCCCATGGTCGAGAGCTTCGCCCCCTTCTTCGACGCCACCGAGTTCGGCACCGAGGTGCAGATCGGTAGCGCCGACGTGCTGGGCCTGCTCGAGCGCGGCTACCACGAGGTCGCCGGCATCGCCACCACCGACCCGACCTTCGTCTGCGCCGCGGCCGATGCCGACGGCGTGGTCGAGGGCACCACGCAGCTGGTGGACGGCGCCGACACCTACGTGATCCGCAACGTCGAGCCAGACGGCACCGGCTTGGCCGTGCTGCGGCTGGAGGTGTCGGCATGACGCACGCGCGCCGCGCCATCCGCGAAGCCGTGGTCACCGCGCTGGCCGGCGCCGGCACGGCCGCCGGCACCCGCGTGTTCGACCACCCGTACAACCCGCGCAGCACCTTCCCGGCGCTCGTCGTCGAGGACTTCGGCTCGAACTACAGCGACAGCAGCGTCACCGAGACGCAGGAGATCAACGCGCTGGGCACCGTGGCCGATGTCGCGCGCAGCTACCGCTTCGTCGTCATCTCCGAGGTGCAGCAGTCCAGCAACGCCGCCGGCGCGCGCGACGACCTCTGCGCCGAGGTCGAGGCCGCCATCAGTGCCGCGTTCGACTCCGGCGACCTGGCCGGCGTCAAGCACGTGCATCCGCGCGCCTACACCTCGGCCGACAGCAACGGCAACGAGGGCGAGAAGCCCATCCGCCGCGGCGTGCAGGTCTTCGAGGCCTTCTACATCACGCCGCTCGGCGACCCCACCACTTTCCTCTGACCCCCAGGAGCGACAGCCATGTCCTACCTCGCACTCGTCGGTTCCGCCTTCGCCATCACGACGGGCCTGGCGTCCGCCAAGGCGATCAGCAACATCACGAACGCCGACCCGGGCGTCGTCACGGCCACCGCCCACGGCTACAACAACACCGACGAGGTGCTGCTGGTCACCGACTGGGAGGACTTCAACTATTCCATTTTCCGCGTCACCAACAAGACGACGGACACCTTCGAACTCGCCGGCTACGACACGTCGAACACGACGTTCTATCCGGCTGGCAGCGACACCGGCAACGCCTACAAGATCAGCGGCTGGCAGTCCCTGGGTCAGATCCTGGGCATCACGCCCAGCGGCGGCGACGCGCGCTACGAAGAGCTCTCGCCCTTCGACAAGCGCAACGGCGTGCGCATCGCGGTCGGCTTCAACCCGTCGAGTTTCGAGATGGAGCTGGGCTTCGACGACAGCCGCACCGACCAGTCGCTGCTGCTGGCCGCCTCGCGCGCCCAGGAGAAGCTGGGTTTCCGGTTCACGCTGGCGGGCCCGACCTACGCGTACGCGTACGGCACCGTGTCGTGCTCCAGCCTGCCGATCTTCGACCGCATCCTGCGCCGCCGCGTGTCGGTCTCGATGGAAGGCATCTTCACGAGCTTCACGGCCTGAGCGATGGCCTACAAGCTGATCGTCTCGGATCGCGTCGCGTTCGACGTCCGCTGGACGTTGAACGACGCCGGCACCGAGCGCGAGTTCGGGTTCAAGGCCGAGGCGCGGCGCGTCAAGGAACCGGGCGCGGAGAGCGGCACCGTCGGGGAGTACCTGTCGAAGGATGCCCAGCTGCGCATGGTCGCGTGGATCGGCGAGGCCCCGCTGCAGGACGAGCAGGGCCAGCCGCCGCCGCCCGGCCAGGAGGCGCTTTTCTGGCTGTACGAGGAAGTCGAGAAGCTCCCCGGCATGGTCCTCGCGCGCTACATCGAGGCGATCGGCCCGAAGGCCAAGCTGGGAAACTGACCCGGCTGGCCGAGCTGCTGGCAGCCGGCGCGTTCAACGGAGAAGCCGATGAGCAGCAGCGCCCGCCGCCTGATCCAGAGCCGCCGCCCAACCCGGCAGACCCTCGCGCCGTCAACCGCGCCGCGGGCCTCGCGCGGCTTGCCGCGGTGGCATCGCAGCAGCGGCCGGCCGAGCCCGAGGTCTTCCACCTGTGGCCCGAGCACGTGGCCGCCTTCCGCCTCTGGCAGGCCGTGCAGACGCAGTTCCGCTGGTCTGCCGAGCGGCCGACCGGGCTGGACTGGCAAGGCGTGCGCGCGCACCCGGCCTGCTGGGCGCTGCCCGCCGACGACCGCGAACGCGTGCTCGCCGACGTGGCCGAGATCGAGCCCGCCTGGCTGGCTGAGCGCAACCGCCGCATCACGCAGGCGCTGAACGAGGCCCGGCAGCGATGACCTCCGACATCCGCATCAAGATCGGCCTGGAAGGCGTGCCGCAAGTGCAGGCCGGCGCGCAGCAGGCCGCGCAGAGCCTGTCGCGCGTGGGCGATGCGGCCGACCTCACCTCGCGCCAGTCACGGCTGCTGGCGCGCAACTTCGGCGACGCGGTGCGCGCGCTCGGCGGCGGCGCCGGCGGCGCGCTCGGCGAGGCGGCGCAGCGCGTGTCGCAGCTGGGCATCGCCTTCGGCGGGCTCGAAGGCGTGGCTGGCCGCATCACGCCGCTGGTCGGTGTGGTCGGCGGTCTCGCGGCGGCCGTCGGCGTGCTCGCGGTGGCATTCAAGCAGGGCAAGGCCGAGAGCGATGCCTACGCCAAGGCGCTGATCCTCTCGGGCAATGCCGCCGGCACCACGGTCGGGCAGCTCAATGATCTGGCCAGGGCGCAGGCCGCGATCGCCGGCAGCCAGGGCAAGGCCGCCGAGGTGCTCACGCAGCTGGCGGCCAGCGGCAACGTCGCGGCCGAGCAGTTGGGCCGAGCCGCCGGCGCGGCGATTCGCTTCGAGCGCGCCGGTGGCGCCGCGGCCGACGAGACCGCCAAGAAGTTCGCCGCTCTCGGCAAGGACCCGCTGGCCGCGCTGATCCGCCTGAACGAGGCCGAGAACTTCCTCACCGCGTCGGCGTACAAGCAGGTCAAGGCCCTGGAGGAGCAGGGCAAGACGGCGCAGGCGGCGGCGGTGGCCATCAACGCCTACGCCGATGCGCTGGAGAACCGCGCCGGGCAACTCGAGCCGCGGCTCGGCCTGCTGTCGAAGGCGTGGCTACAGATCGCCGACTCGGCCGGCAAGGCCTGGTCGGCGATGCTCAACTTCGGGCGCGAAGAGACCACGCAGGACCTCCTGCGCGGTGCCGAGGGCGCGCTGTCCCGCGCGCAGCAGAACGTCGAGACCCGCCGCGGCAGCGCCCCGCGTTCCGGGCTGGCGGCGGTGTACGGGGGCGCCGGGCAGGCCCAGCAGGACGTGCAGGCCTTCGGTGCCGGCGCCGGTTACGAAGCCCTCAGCGCGCAGTACGAGCGGCTGAGGGCGAGCGAGGTCAAGGCCCAGGTCGCTGCCGACAAGACGAAGGCCAGCGTCGGCGCCACTCGTGACGTCTACGCCGACCTGGTGCGCGAGCTGCAGAAGCTCGCCGCCACGCAGGAAGAGGAGATCGAGACCGGCGGCAAGGCCACCGAGGCACGCAAGCTGCAGATCCGCCTGGTCGACCAGCTGGCCAAGGAGGCGGGCAAGCTCACCTTCGCCCAGCGCCAGGCCGTGGCGGCCGAGATCGCGCTGCGGGTGGCCGCGCAGGAGTCGATCGACCTGCAGGCCGCCGAGCTCAAGTCGGCCCAGGAGATCGCCGCGGCGCGCATCGACGCCCGCAAGAAGGAACAGCAGGCGATCGACGAGTACCTGCAGAAGCAGCGCGACGCCACCGAGCAGAGCCTCAAGGGTCTGAACGACCGCGCGCAGGGCCTGGAGGACGAGGAGAAAGCCGCGGCCGTCGCCGCGCAGCAGAACATCTCGCTGGCCGAGGCCATCGAGCGCGTGGCCATCGCCCGCCTGCGCGAGCGCCGCGCCCAGTACAACGACAGCGCCGAGGGCCAGGCCGCGGCGCGCGACATCGACCGCGAGATCGCCGCCCGCGAGCGGCTGCTCGGCACGCTGGCCGCCAAGGCGGCACGCGAGGGCGCGGAGAAGAGCGCCAAGGAGCTCGAGGACGCCTACCTCAAGAGCTACGAAACCCTCAGCCAGGGCCTGACCGATGCGCTGATCCAGGGCGGCAAGAGCGCGGCCGACTACATCAAGGGTCTGTTCCGCACGCTGGTGCTGCGCCCGCTGCTCGAGCCATTCGTGCGGCCCATCGCCGGCGTGCTGGCCGGTGCCACCAGTGGCAGCAGCGCCTTCGCCGCCGCGGTCGGCGGGGACTCTGGAGGGCAGTCGCTGTTCGGCACTGCTGCACAGGGCGCGAGTCTCTTCAACGCCGGCAAGGCCATCTACGCCGGCTTCGAGTCCGGCTTTGCGAGCGTCGGTGCTTTCGCTCAGAACACCGCGGTGCAGGCCGGCCTGGCGAACTACGGCGGCTACTCGACGAACGCGGCACTCATCGAGGCGCAGGCCGGGGCGCAAGGGTACGGCGCAGCGGCCGGCACTGTGGGCGCAAACGGCGCCGGCAGCGCGACCATGCTGGGCACCGTCGCGCAGTCCGCCGCTGGTGTCGCGATCGGTGTGGGCGCGGGGCGCGCGATCAGCGGCGGATACGCCATCAGCGGCAGCGGCAACTCCTACGTCAACGCCGGCACGGCAATCGGCGAGGCGATTGGCCTCTATCTCGGCGTGCCAGGCATCGGCGGCGCGATCGGCGGTGCGATCGGCGGTGCGCTCAACCGTGTGTTCGGCCGCAAGGCGCCGGAGGTCGAGTCGCGCCTGATCGAAGGCGCCATCACTGGCGCCGACTTCACCGGCAGCACCGTCCAGAACATCGTCGAGAAGGGCGGCTTGTTCCGCTCCGACAGGCGCTACACCGAGAGCCAGGCCATCACCGGCGACCTCGACAAAGCGC